GGCAGAAATGTCAATATCTCCCAGCGGAGTAATAAGGCCCGTATGGATGCCTGTTACAGATACCGCGCACTTGACGATGACGCGGTTTGCGTTTGTGTTATGCGCCGTAGCCGTCTCGGTCGTCGTTCCCTGCGCGCTGCCCAGCGTGTAGTAAAACTTCCCGCCGCCCGTTACGGTCGGCGCAATGCGCATCGTCTGCAAGGGGATAAAAGCGTAGGCCACGCCGCGCGCGGCGTACCCGGCGAACGTTTCGTTGTCGGCCTTGATCTTGCGATAGTATCTCAGGCATTCGGCCAGTTCTGCCGCGTATCCCTTCGGCACATACGGCGGCAGGGTCTCCGCCGTGTATTCGCCCTCGTAGAGTGCCGCCCAGCGGACGACCGCCGCCGTGCCGGTGCTGCCTGTGTCCGGCGAAATGTACACGTTCACCACTTCGTCCCCGGTCAGGCCATCCGGCTTTGTCAGCTTCAGCACCAACGTGCGCTCCGCCACGTCGCCCTGAAAATACGCCGTGCCAAAATTCGTCGTGCCGCTGCCGATGTAGACAAACAGTCGGCACGCCACCGGGAAAACGCCGCGTACCGCAAACGTCATCACGTCGGCAAACCGTTTCGCCTCGATCCGCTGCTGAATGCCCGCCGTCCAGCTCGTCTTGTCCGACACGATTTTCAGCCCATCCGCCGCCTGTGAAACCGTCGCGCCGCTCGTCCGCATCCAGCGATCCACAGCATATCCGGTCGCGCCGTGCGCCCCGTTCACGCCCGCCTGCGCAACCGGGTGGACGAAATCGCTGTTGTCCAGCAGGTTGTATACGCACGCGCCCGTGTCGCCCTTTGCCCCGGTTGCGCCCGTATCGCCCTGTGGCCCCTGCTCGCCCTTCGGCCCTTTCACTCCCTGTGGCCCTTGTGCTCCCTGTGGCCCCTGCTCACCCTTCGGCCCTTGCTCGCCCTTCGGCCCTTGCGCTCCCTGTGCCTGCACGCCCGTATCCAGTTCGCCGACAAACCAGTTGCCGTTCTCGCCGATGTACGGCGACGCGCCGGACGGCCCCGTCAGTTCCGCTTTCTGTTCCGGGGTCAGGTCGTCAAAGGTCAGGTTGAACGTCTCCTTCGCGCGTTCGATGTGAACGCGCATTGGCGCGCACTGTACGCAGCCCGTGCAGCATCTCTCGTTTCCCTTCATTTCATCCCTCCTTGAGTGCGTCCACAATGTCCATTCTCCCCGGCGCGCACGGCGTAATCACCTCGCGGCAGGCCGTCACCTTTCCCTTGGCGTCCACCGCCGCTTCCAGGGCGAACCGAATGTCCCAGACATAGCTTCCGGGTCTGAGCCGCGCCGTGTCCGCGCTGGCAAACTCGATCTTCACGCGCCCATCCGCCTCCGGCACAATCGTCTTTTCCATCACCGCGTGCCGCCCCGGCTTCTCCCGCACCGTGAAAACCGCCCGGTCTTCCGCCGTCGGCACATAGCCTTCTTCGTCCGGAATCACCGCCAGCAGCCCGGTGTCGCCCGCCGTCATCATGATCTGCATCCCGTTTACGCGAAACACGCCTTCATCCTCCTTGTAAAGACCCGCACGCCGTCCCGAATCAGGCCGCCCGCTTTCTCCCCGTTCAGCCAGATTTCCGAGAGCTGCACGCCGTTGAAAAATACCGGCAGCAGGTCGTCCTGTGTCCCGCGCAGAATCACAATGCCGCTTCCGCCCGCAGCCGCTTCGCCGCCCATGGTCCCTTCTTCATAACCGCCGCCCGGCCCGCCTGCGCCGCCGCCCGTGTTCGCCTGTCCGGGGTGGCCGTAGCCGCCGTCCACGCCGTCCGTGCCGCCCGTGCCGCCGTTGCCTCCGCCGCCTGCGCCGCCCTTCGCGCCGCCGATCCAGGTTCCGCCGCCGCCTCCACCTCCGCCGCCGTAGGGGCCGAAACCCAGCACATAGCCGCCGTCGCCGCCTTCCGTTGGCGACGCGCTGACCTCGCTGCCGCCCCGGCCGCCTGCACCCGTGCCCGCGCCCGGCGTGCCGCTGTCCTTCCAGCCCATTTTTCCCGCGCCTTTTCCACCTGCCGCCGAAATGCCGAGGGCAGAGGTCGTCCCGCCGTCGTTGCCCGCCGCCCATGCGGCAGGCGCTGCGCCGCCCGCGCCGATCGTGACGGTGTAACCCTTCCTTGCCTCTATGGCGGCTTTGCCGCTGGCCAGATAGCCGCCGCCTCCGCCGCTTCCACCCGCCGGGTTTCCGGCCTGCCGAATGCAGGCGCTCGACCCGCCGCCGCCCACGCAGCCCACCTCTACGCCCGCTTTCGCATACTCAAAGGTCAGCGTGCCGGAGGTCGTCAGAAAGATGTACCAGTAGATGTCGTCGCTTCCCGTGGAGCATTGCCCCGTATAGCTGAATTTTGGAATTTTCTTTGCCAATTTCTCACGTCCTTTTTATCCTGCCAACGCCTTTCTTTCCGTCTCCTGCCTCCCTCCTCGAGGAACGTTCGGTGTCGTCGCCGCCGGTGGCGGATTCAGACGATGCCAAACGGACCGCCCGCAGGCGGTGGAAGGAGTTCACGTCGTCGTGATGTAAAGCACGGTGCCGCTCAGGGTAAACGTCACCCCCGCCGGGCCTTTCGGCCCTTGCGGCCCGGTTGCGCCCGTCGCGCCCATGTCGCCCTTGTCCCCTTTGTCCCCCTTGTCGCCCTTCGGCCCGCGCTCAAGCCCCAGCGTCAGCACCCTCTTCGTCCCGTCATCGGTCAGCGTCGCCGTGCTTCCGCTCCCGTAGTTGCGTGTCGCGGCCTGCACCGTCATCTTCGATAGGTGATCCGTCTGCGTGTTCGCCGCCTTCGTCGCCTCCAGCGCGTTCTCCGCCGCCGCGTTCGTCTCCGAAATCGCCGTGTTCATCTTCGAGAGCGTCAGGTTGATTTCCGCCACCAGCGCGTCCCACGCGTTTCCCTGGCTCGGCGTGACCTGAGACCCCGGCGCAGGGCGGCTGATCGGGGTGAAACTCCCCTCGTAGCAGGTCTTCGCCCGCACTTCGTCCTCCGTCGCGCCGTAGCTCACATAGACAAAGACCTTGACCGCGCTGCTTCTGGTCAGATACGCATCCGGAATCTCCGCTTCCCAGCAGCCCGTCTGCGCATCGAAAGCCGCCAGCCGCGTTTCCGTCTGGCTGTCCCCGATGTAGCCGTATTGCGCCTGCACCGTCACCGCGTCGCCAACCAGAAAATCGTCCATTTCCGCCAATTCTTCCGGCGTGGGCAGCCCGTGCATCCGCAGCCGCTGACCCGTGTCGTATTGATAAATCCCGCCGATTGCCGCGCTCTTGTGCGTGGCCTGCTCAAAACTCGCTTCAATCATCGTGAACCCTCCTTATCTTCGTTTTGCCGATGGCGCCGCGCTGGTCACCGCATCGATGTCGCCGCTCTTGTTCTTCTTACCGCCGCCGCCCCTGTTGGTATAGGTGACGCTCGTCGAGTGGCTCGACCCCTCGGTGTGCTGTTCGCCCGTCGTGTCGGTCGTGCCGCTGGTCTGCTGGCTGCCCGTCGTCTGCTGACCCATCGC